CGAAGAACTGACGCAGGTTTTTTCCTGTTGTATCTTTAACCTTCTTGACATATGCGTTGATCAAAGACTGTGGTATATCTATCATAGTCTTGACCTTATAGATATCGTTCACTTGAAGAACAGATTCTTTTATTATCTCTTCTCTGTTTTTCAGAACTCTGAAGCTTTCAAATTTCCTGATATGTTTCATTTTTGTCTTTATTTTTTATACAGATATATATTAAGAATAAAATGCCGTTTTTTGCACTTTCTAAAGCAGCGCGGCGAGTATTCCCAGCAGAAGCCCTCCTGCTCCGAATATCCATTTCTTCTTCTTTTCCTTCTTCAGATCGTCTTGAAGGCCGTCTATCTGCTTTTGCTTTATGCACTTCTGCTCTTCCTGTATTTTGACGGACTCTTCCAGATTCTTTATCTGCTGGTCTTTGTTAGCCAAAAGAAGTTCTTTGTCGGCAGACTGTGCCTCAAGCTCCGATATGCTCTTCTCTAGAATCACTATCTTTGAATTCTGAGAATCGATTATCCTTAGCCTCGATATGTTAAGGCTGTCGCATTGTATCTTGTTTCTGTCTAGAAGATCCAATATCTCGAGGTCGTTGTCTATCTTCTGAGCTTGCTCTAGAGTGAATATGACGACCTTCTGTCCTTTTTCGTCAATCTCTATCTTAGGATATTCCTGAGAAAGAGCGATCAGCGAAAATAGCGTTAATATGATTGTGAATATGGTCTTCATGGCTTGTTGAATCTATTTTTGAAGGAGTCTATCAGGTCTTTGTCGTCTCTCTTTATAGGATTCTTCCTGAGCTTCTTTATTTCCTCATCGGTCTTGTCCAGCTCTCTCTGGAGACGGTCTGCCCTCTGGGTCTGCGCGACAACCAGCCTCGATACAGAATCTGCCTTCAATCGAAGATCCATAATCGTGTTGTCTCTTTTGGCGATGGCGTCGGCCAGCTCTTTGGCCTCTTTCTTCAGATATGTATTTGCATATAGAAGAGAGTCTAGAGACTTCTGCTTGGCGTCGTATTTATTCTGCAGCTCGTCATAGCTTTCTCTTCCGCATCCTCTTATGTTGAGGAAAAGAGAAGCCAAGAAAAGAGCGCATATGGCGTAGAGCAATATGCTCTTCAGGTCTGTTTTCATGCTTTTGATTTTTTTGATTTAAGGTTATATATCAAAATATTTTATATATATTTGTAAAAAGAAAAAAACCCATATGCAATACAAAAGACTGATCTGTTTCGACTTCGATGACACGTTGTTTCACACGCCGCTTCCTGAAGAAGGAAAGATAATCTGGAAAGAAAAGACTGGAACAGAATGGCCACATAGAGGATGGTGGGGCAAGCCAGAATCGATAGACGACGCTATATTCGACATTCCTAAGAACGAATGGACCTACAATAAATATCTGGAGGCAGTCGCCGATCCAGACGCATACGTAATATTGGCGACTGGCCGATTGGCGAAGGTTCCCGGAATGAGAGAGAAAGTAGACAAGCTTTTGAGAGACAACAATATAGAATTCGACGAGGTTCATCTCAACTGGGGAGGAGATACGTTCATATTCAAGTGCCACCTATTGGAGCAGACCATCGCCAAGCTGGGAGTTCCAGAGCTGATCTTCTACGACGACAGAGCAGAGCACCTTCCTAAATTCGCAGAATGGGCCAAATCACAGGAAATAAAGAGCACCATTGTAGACGTAGTGAACAAGACAGCCACAACAATACAAGGTTCTTCTATATAATATATACCAAAAAACAAGCGATCATATATGGGCAAAACAAAGGAACAAGTAGAATCGAAAGTCGAAGAGGTACTATCCAAGCCGTACCGCCTAGACCTTCACAACGACGACTATAATTCGTTTGACTGGGTAATAACTTGTCTTATGAAGATATGCGGACACGAGCACGAGCAGGCAAACCAATGCGCGCATATCGTACACTTCAACGGAAAATGCGACGTGAAGTATGGAGACTACGAGACCATCTCGACAATGAAAGAAAAGCTTAAGACTGCAGGACTATCCGTCACTATGGAAGTCAATTCATAAGAAAAGCCGCTCTTAGAGCGGCTTTTCTATTTCTGGTTGAACCAGTTTATTCCCGAAGAAGCCTGCCTTGGCCTGCCCATGAACTGCTTTCTCACTTTGAGCACCTGTCCATAGTCTACTCCTTCCACATAGTCTATCTGCTTCATGCATTCGTTGACATACGACATGAATTCTTTAGGACTGTTCTTGTTTCCCCACTCCTCGACCATCTCTCTGAACTCCGGCTTCGAGAATATAGAAGTCGCGTTCACTATAGTCATCACGGTATCGTCATGCCCTACGTCTGCGGCATATCTTATGTTTCCGGCGTTCGTGATATGCTTGACGAAGGTCGTTATCTCTCTTATATTGTCCTCGTTTGTTATATAGAATCCCTTGCTGTACATAAGATCCTGATAGTCCTTTACCATAAGGTTCTTGTTCTCTCCGACTTTCAATCCGACTCGTTCTTCTGTCGCGTCGGCCCTGTGCTTGTATCTTACAAAGACAGAAGATCCATAGTTGTTGTTTCCGTCGAAGACGTGCGGCATCTCCGCCAATAGAGTGTTTCCGTAGTTGTTTAGCTCCAGTACTATCTTCACGTTGTCAGGATTCAGATATTCGAAGGCTATCATATACAGAATCTCTGCGAGCTGCTTGACAGAAACGAAGTTGTTCCTGAATATTCCTATCTGCTCGAGCCTGAAGAAGTCTGCAATCGATTTGTATTTGTGCTTCTGTGCATCGATAACGTCGATAGGCTTCTCGGATATCCTGAATATGTTTATTATAGAGTAGTCTTGTCCTAACCCTTCGGATATATCCACCGAAAGCACGTATTTATATTCCTTTCTCTTTATAGGAGCGAACGATTCGTCATCATCCACCCACCTCAGGTCTTCATATGAGAACTTGAGCTTGTTCTTGAACTCGAATATCTCTTCATATACATAGTTCTTCTTAGACTTCAACAGCTCGTCTATTATGGCCTCTGAAAGAAGAGACTTGCTCGAGTTGATGAACCTCAGCCCATATTCCTGGTTGAACGCGTCCTCTCCGCCGATATCCTTGACAGCCTCGTCTTTCCAGGTAGTCACTTCGGCTATCGCCAATATGGATGTCTCGTATCCGTTGGAATCCAAGAAAGTGAATGCCTTAACGTCTTCATCGGTGCATTTGTCGTTGTTGAACACATGTATGACGTCTTTCTGCTGGTCCATGTTGAACTCCATCTTCGTCTTGGTCAGATGGGCGAACCTCTCGTTTACGAATGCGAATACTTCGTCTTTCGTGACGCCGTGCTGGTATAGCTTGTGAGGATTGAGCCTTATGTAGCTGACAAACCTTCCAGGAACCTGATACCAGTATACCCTGAGAGGCTTGTAGTTGTTCTTCAGAGGATCTCCATCCGGCCTTTCTGCGTCGGTGAGTAGCCTGTGGAACAGGTTCATTCCGTTAGGAGTCGAAGTGATGATGATCTTCGAGTTCTGGACGGCGGAAACCGTAGGGAAAGCAGCCGTATAGTATGGCTCGATTATATTCGATGGAATATGCGCGAACTCATCGAGATATAGAACGTCGATGGTAAAACCGATCGCAGGAGTCTTCGACCTGGCAGACGTCTTGATACGACATCCGTTCTCAAACGTGAGCGACTTCTGGTTCCAGGTCTTCACTCCAGGCTTCAAAAAGAATGGAAGAAGAGTGTATATAGACTTGACTTTGTCGACGATCTCGATGGCAGTATCTCCTTTGTTGGCGACGATCATCACGTTCTTGTCGTTGCTGAACAATATCGTGTGAAGTATGAATATGGCAGAAGAAACGGTCTTTCCGACCTGCCTCGACGCCATGAGTATGTTGAACCTGTTGTTGACGAAGTTGTCGAGTATCTCTTTCTGATAGTCTCTAAGCAATATGGATCCGACGGATCCGTCCTCTCTTTTGGTCTTACAATATTTCTCGGTGAAATAGTGTATGTCGAGCGCGCACCTAACGTATTCCTGCTGCTCTTCTGCGGACATCCTGAAAGAAACGCCGGCTCGCCTGATTCCAACTTCGCTCTTCAGCCATGGATTCTGGTATCGCTTGACTACGATACCGTCGTTTATCTTCTCTGTTGCCTCGTCGACGATCTTGCTGGTGAAGACCATCTGCCTTTCTGTCTCGTTAGCTTTTGCTGCCATGGTGGCTATCTATTTTCGATATATATAAATATCTAAAAGTGGAAAAAATACACTTTTTTCTATTTATATATACTTTATGGGAAGGAAATCAGGAATCAACAAAGTAAAGGCAGGATTCTCTATCGACATAGAGACCTACCAGCAGTTCGAGAGATACTGCGAAGAGAACTCTATAAACAAATCAAAGCTTATAGACAAGATACTGAAAGGATTCCTGAAGAAAGAATCCACAAAAAACACTATAATAGCCCAAAATGTCTAAATCTGATAGCGAAAAGAACAGGATAAAGGACGAATTCGACCTTATACAAGCAGAAGGAGGAGACTTCGACTTCTCAAAGCATCTAGCGAAGCCTGAAGACCTTCCGGATCTAGGAGAGATAGAGATATACGACTACGACTCCGATCTCACGGTAGCAAGCCAGCAGGCGATGGACGTATTGGAACCGCTCGTAGACCTCTATCTCGGCGACGTTCCCAAGCTGAAAGAGCATCCTTATATAAAGAGCAAGATGAAGGAAGACGCGATGGTATACGCCGAAGCCATATTCCTGACGAAGATGACCAGGAAGAACCTTCTTACTCAGATGAGGCAGGTAGACAACGGAGACAATTCCGCTAGGATGCATGAGGTCGTCAACCAGACGGTAGGACAGATAAGAGAGAACGCGAAGTTCCTATCAGGACAAAAGACAGAATTGGAAAAGTTCTACAAGACTCTAAGAAAGGACTTAGGATACAACGAGATAGAGCCGGAGGCTATCGCGCCTGAAGAAATCGAAGAAGGAAAGGCGCCAGATGGAGAAATAACAGACAACAGGAGGCTGAACGACATGATAAAGCAGGCGATGATGAACAGAGATCAAGGGAAGTCCTAGATTCTCTTCCAGGAAAAGGATTCGAATGTCTTTATCACGTTGTGAAACTTCAGAGGAATCTCGGTGGCGGTCATCCTCTTCGCCCTATTCGGACTTATGAGCATAGATCTAAGCACAGGCCTTCTCGACCTAACATCTTCTTTTATAGACTTCTTAATCGATTCTTCGCTGTTTTCGGATATCACGTTAAGAAGGTCGCTAGATCTGGAAGCCAAAGCGATGGATCTCTCGTCGTCATCATAGTAGAAGGCCTCGTCATATGAATCCAGCTTTTCGTCAGTGAATTTTTCGCCTTCGGTCTTGTGTCCGACAAGATGCTGCAGAAGAAGCCTTATCTTTTTATGAGATATCTCGTCATTGTCTCGCTCGTAGAAAGTCTCAGATATGAAATAGTATTTCTTAACAGAGATTCCAAGATCCTCTAATTTGTCTTCTATCCTGGATATTATCTTCTCATAGTTCTGCCTCGTATTTTCGGAACATATGAAATATATGTCGTCTTGAGAGTTCTTCAGATTTCTGAGTATATCATAGCTTATTTCATATTCTGCGGATTCTATGAGGTCGGAATCCATATACTCTCTCATCGAAAAGGCTAGATTTGAGATGTCGCTCTTCAAGTTTTTGCACTTTATCTTAAGCGATTCCATAGTTTCTGTCGGAAGCCAATATTCCTTTCCTGCAAACTTTATCTGGTTTCCCTGGCTTTTGTATATTCCGCTTCTTATCAGGTTGAATTCTGATTCGGATATCTTCATCACAGGAAATTTAGGGCTCTTCCTGTCAACGATCCAGACTTTGCTGTCTGAAGATAATATGGAATCTAAGTCTAAAAAATGCGCTTTCATTATCTGAAGTTCGTGACTTTGTATTTTATCTGATGCGGCATGCCATCGAATCTGCTGCCTTCATATTCTTTCGTAGTCCAAGTTACTCCTCCGCTGAGCTCGGAATCGAAGCTCTTGCATTTTGGACATTGCTTAGGCTCTTCCATAACTCCGTTGACAAGAACCATGTCTATTTCAGAAAAGACGAACGGCGCCTTACACCATGGATTGCAGCAAACTTTCATATAGTATATATAAAAAAAGAAACCCGCCGATTTGGCGGGTTTACTCTCTTATCTAAATTTCATCTTATCATTCCTTTTGCCAGAGCGAAGTCGTACAATATAGGCAGGCTTAGATGCTTGCAGTAGTTGTCTCTTATCTCTTTTAGGCTTTTCGTCCTCTTCACTATGTTGAATATAAGCATTCCGAATTCTTCTTGAAAGTCGAGGTAGCAGTCGCACCAAGGCCTGTTGTAGTTCTCAAGCGTCCTCCATTCAGAGTATCCGCCTGTAAGCCAGAACAGAGACTTCTCCGGCGTTATGCTTTCCGGGTTCATATTTATTCCCTCTAAATCCAAATTCCATATCTCATCGTTCCAGTCAACCTTCCTCATCAGCAGCGCGACCGCTTCCGCTACGTCGCTTGTCAGCTCGTTACCAATCTCGAAGAAATAGGTGTCTTCTTCTTTGGTTATCCTAACGATGGTGCTGTTATAGACATCGTTCTTTCCTGCCGACTTCAAAGCCAATTTTCTCCTTTTCATAGTTGTTTGTTATTTTTTATTGTTGTCACAATCTTATGCCATCATTCCATGTTCCGTCAAAATTTCCCTTTTCAAATATTCCTCCTTTCCAGTTTCCGTGGAAAGACCCGTCTTTGAATATGCCATAAGGCCATGATCCAGAATAAAAGGATCCGCCATGCCATATCAGCGTGTCTTTCTTTATTTCGATTTTTGCGTTTTCTATTTCAGAATCTATAAGCCAGTAGAATTGCTTGGCTTTGAGTATGCGCGAGATTTCTGCTTCGTTCGTGAACGTCTTGCCGTCGCACTTCAGCTCTTCGTATCTCATTGTGAGGAGATTTCTTTTTTATATGAGTATATATTCCGTCCAGATTAGGACAATTTTCAAGAAGTCGTTTTATGGCGGATTTTTTAAAATATCAGAAAAATATTTTTGCAAATGCCTGATTTTTAATAAAAAAAAAGGCCGCGATTATTCGCGGCCTTCAAAAGGAGTCAGTCTGCTAATACTGCGAGTCCAAAAAGTCCTTTTCTTCTTTCGAAATAGAAGCGATTCCATATTTAGAAATCTTGTCTAAGATAGCATCAACTTCCAATACGATTGGAAGATCGAATGATTTTGCGACAGGCTTAGAATCGGAAGCCTTCTCAGAAACGATTTTAGCCTTTCTTATCTTAGGAGTAGGAACTTGCTTTATGCTCTTCAAGAACATTATCATAGTAAGATTGTTTGCGAAGTCTGAGAAATTGCCACAAACGTTCAGATAGTCAGGCGCGTCAAGTGCAGTGAACGCGATAAGATATTCGCCACCTTGCTCGAACCATACTTTGAATATTCCTTCGGATTTAAGAGAAAGAAGAGCATCTAATGAAAGAGAGAATCTGTCGCAGATGGCAGAAAGCTGCTCGTCGCTGTGAGACTTCAAGCTGATGCAAACTACTTTGTCTTTGTCGAATCTGATCTGTTCTATTTTCTTGTTTTTCATGGCGTCTCGTTTATTTATACAAATATAGGCAATTGATTCGATCTGGACAAATCGGAAGAAAATGTTTTTTTAGGTTACGCCATTTAATATATATGTAAAAATCGACAGAATCTAAATGAGATATCTTGCAAAAAGAGACGACTTTCTAAGGAAAGCAAAGATTTCAGAAAACAAATCAGACTTCCTCAGACAAACAACATTAGGAAACGAACTATACGACGAGCTTATAAGAGAAGACTATGCCACGAATCACGGATCTGGACCATTCCAGAACGACATCGGATGGCACGACTCATTGGTAGGTAGGCTGATAAACCACATGATAAGGAAGGCGAAGGTAAGATACAACCTCGTAAAGATAAAGATGGTGATAAGCAGGCTGAATGACGAGTTCGACAGGCTGAAGGCAGAATCTGTTGTGAATTCTATGACAGACGAAGACAAAAAGCTATACGTAAGGGCATTGCTGTCTCAGTTCTTCGAAGCTCTGAAAGAAGCCATTGAAAAAGGATATAAAGTAGAAGTCATAAAAAACCTCACCGAAGACGCGATAAAACAGGTAGAAGGTCTCAAATCAGAAGACATAGAGGAATCTGTTAGGAAAAAGCTGATAGGAGAGCTCGAAGAACTATTGAAGTTTTTAGAGCAGTTCGACGAAAACGAAGGAGAAGAAGATCCAGAAATGTCCGAAGGAGAAGACGACGAATCCGCAGAAGACGACGAATCCGCAGAAGACGACGGAGTATTGGAGCCAGAGCAGGCAGAAAAGCTGACTCCATCGTATCCTACGATGATATCATCGCTGAACGCCCTTTATGGAATACTCATAACATACAAATCTACGGTAAAGCAAGATTCTAAAAACAAGCCTGCATACAAGATAGTCCCTGGAGACACGCTCGCCAAAATACAGCAGAATCCGGCAATAAACAAAAAGAAGCTGGACATACCTACTATAAAGAAGAAGAATCCTGCGACCGCCAACATCGGCGAAAACGAGGAGTTGATAAAGAAGGGAATAAAAGAGCTCGTATTGGAATCTGCATCGATAAACGAAGACAGGGCTGTATCTAAAGAAAAGATAAAGGCCGCCGAGCAGAACCAGATGATAGCAGGTGGAAGGACTGCAACCGTAGTAGGAAAAGGCGAAGACCACGCGACGCAGGCGCTAGGAAAGATCAACAAGGCCATAGAATCTCTAATTTCCGACGACAAAGGAGTGGCGGTGACCGCAGATTTCCTGAAGGCCCTAATAGACAATTCGAAAAACACCGATAGCAAGAATCTTATAAAGTCTCTGTTCAACGAGATAAACGTATGCCTAAAAGGAGACAGGAAGGCGACGATACAGGAACCAGACAAGCTCTACGTAGAAGCATACGAATACCTGAAGCCGAGGACGGCAGAAAACAAAAAAGGCGGAAAGCTTCCAGTAGTAGCGGAAAAAATAGCGAGGTTCTCAAAAAGAGCGATGCAGTTCGACGGAGAAAATCTCTATGGAACTATGGGCGAGCTAGGAAAGCACCTTCAGAAATTCGTCGAGTCCATGAAGTCCAACATAAAGGCAGACATCGTTGAAGACAGGCCGAAAGTAGTAGAAAGAGATAAAAAAGAAGCCGAGAAGCCAAAAGAGGAATCGACTCAGGAAAGGGCGTCCATAGGAAGATACGAAGACTTCATAAGGCTGATAAAAGAAGCGGACGAAGACGACGCGGCAGCAAGCGACCCAAGAACAGGATCGACCGCGGAGAAGATACAGGACTTCTTCAACAAAAAATGCATGACTGTGAAGGACTATACTATGGAAACTGCCGAATTCGAAAAAGTGATGAAGAACATGGATAGGCTGGCAAAAGAGAAGAACGCCATAGTTATAGACGGAATGGATCCTGTTATAGAGATAATGAAGCTATTCAACAGGGCATATAAGCTATATATGTCAGACTTCATATCGAAAAGGTCTAACTTCCAAGACGGAAAAGGAGGAGTAGGAGTAGGAACCATGTCGGAATATACCAAGATCGGAGATGCATACAGAAACAAGAAGATTTTCGACCAGTGGGAAAGCGCTGTAAGCGACATTCTCAAAAACAGAAAATACCAGCAGATATTCAGTCCTGCAACGAAGCTCAGAGTAGGAGATGAGATGAGAGAAAAGGCCGGAGCCAATCTGAGGAAGTTCATGACGGACCTTCTCGACGGAGACAAGCTATACGGCGGAGAAGGCGGGGCGACAGGAGCTCAGAGCACGCTGCTCAACAAATACTTCGGAGATCCAGACGATGTGGCCAAAAACGCCGAAAAGAACGGATTCGCGATAGGCGAAGACGGAAAGGAAAACCAAAAAAACGCCAAAGAAGTCATGGAATCGGCAGTAAGGCTGAAGCTAGAGAAGATAGACTCGCAAGGACTTCAAGCCGGGACATTCTTTACCATAAAGGGCAAGAACAAAGAAGACAATGACATACAGAGGACATTCTTCGTTCAATCTATAGAAAACGGGACGGCCTATCTTCAGTATTCGAAAGACTTCTTCACATTCAACAGATACTTGTCAAAACTCGATGGAAAAAGAATATTGGAAGACGGACAGTACAAGCTAAACTATCAGAATGCAAACGCCGAGGTCAAATACACGAAAGTGAAGGCAGACTCCAGCATACTGCTGAAGCCCGGAAAAGTCAATATAGCGTCTTACGGAGCCGAAGAAAAGACGATTAGAGAGGAAGAGATAACTATCGAGTCGGTTTATTGGCTGAGCACGAAAAACGAGCGCGAGAAGATGGAAGCGTATTCGATACCTAAAGACCAATCTGAAAATCTAATGAAGGCGATCGCGAGCTGCGGGCAGGTCAAAAACGTGACAAACTATCTATCTGGCGTAGAAAAGGTAAAAGTAACCAAAGTATAATGAAGCACCTATTGTGCTACAGGAGATTCGAAGCCCTGATGATATCGTCCACAGACGATCCCGAAGACAAGGCGGCTAAGGAAGAGATAAACAAGACCGAAAAATATCTCAAAGACTATTCGGCCATCAAGGCCGAGATAGACAGCGCCTTCATGAACATAAAGGACAACGAGGGCCTAAACGCCAAGATGTCGGAGATTTCCAAGAAGCATGAAGGAAATCCTCTAATAGACGAATACATAAGAGTGGCCGGTCTTCAGAAGAAGGCCAAAGACGCACAGGAAGAGCTCTCATCATACACAGACGACGGCTTCAAGGCAAAGGAAGAGCTGAAGGATCTCGGAAAATCCGGATCGGACCCGGCCACTATCCAGGCAAAGCAGAAGATGATTAACGACATCGAGAAAAAGCAGGCCGAAAAGAAGATGGATATAGAAGCCTTCAAAAAGGAAGTCCTGGACGCGGAAAAGAAGATGAAAGAGCAGATGGAAAAGATGAAGAAAGATTCTGCCGACAATATGGCGAACTTATAGAAAAATAGAAAAATATCGTTTTTTACATTTTATATATATCGTAAGATAAAAAATTAAAACAAAAAATATGGCAATTCAAATTGGAAAATACAAAAGACCAGGTATCTTCTTAGAAGAATATGATAACTCCGTTATCACCACGCCAGTCGTAGAAGGGCTTACCAACCTGGTGTTGGGAGTATCCAAGAAAGGACCAGTAAACACTCCTATCAGGATAACCAACACGACTGACCTAGAGGCGATATTCGGTCAATTGGATAGAGGTCTTGAAAGGAAGGGTTCGTTCTTTCACAGGACCGTTTCTAAAATGCTGGAGACCGCTCCGGTTTTCGCAGTAAACCTATTGCTGACCGACGACAATCTGGATGTTATAGAATATAAATCGCTTTCTACTTCCGCAGACTATCTGAACGACGTGGAGAGAGAAGGACCTTACAGGAGATTCTTCGATACTACAGGATTCTGGAAGAGAGACACCGAGTCTTTCATAAATCTTACGAAGAGCAACACCGGATATTCGGAGAGAGCTTTCAGCCTTACGAATTTGTCTGACAAATACGTAACTGCATTCGTATTCAAGTCCGCGATGACTGGATTCGACAGAACTATCATCGAATGGTACGGATCGGCGGACAAAATGCCGCCATATTTGAACGCCAACGACTATGCGTCCGACTATATGGTAGACGTAGTGGTAGTAGGTGGCGACTGGTCGAACTACAAGGATCTTGCCGTAGACTCTAGATGGAGCGCATACTTCAACGCCAGCGGTCTTAGAAAAGAACAGGTTAGAAACTTCGCCAACGACAGAAACGTATCGCTTCTTTCATACTACGAAGGCCTTTCATTGATTCCATATTTTAGAGACTCTAACGGAAGAAACATATTCATCGAGACCGTTATAAACAGAGATACAGACAGGACAGGACTATTCTGCGCATTCAACGCGGATCTTGTCGAGACAGACTTCTTCAACGGAAAGCTCGACCTTATAGGACACACTATAGCAGGAAAGAACGAGACAGACATCGAATTCCTCTCTTATCAAGAGAAGGTTTCGGAAAAAGTTGAGATAACAGAGGTTCCTCTTGACCTTCCAGGAAACGTGACAGCGTTGCTTGGCGGAACAGGATCGATATACCCATCTACATGGGAATACAACTCCGCAGGAACAGACCACGCATTCCAAGAGCCTAAGACTTCAGGATGGGTAGCAAACGGAAATAACAGGACCGCATACTTCGGAGAAGGATATGTATACAACATACTCATGGACTCTAGGACTACCGCGACTTCGTCGATAACGGTAAACTACGATTTCGAAGTTGCAGACGTCGATGCGTTCTGCGTGATAGGCGACAAGCACGTTCCGATATCAAAAACGGCATCGCTTGTTATACCTGCGACAAACTACGTATTCAGCGCTACTTCGGCCACATATTCGTCAGCATTCGTAATCGACACTACAGGAACTATGAAAGTAGTAAACAGCACGAACGCCAACAACCCAGCAGTTGCCGCATCAGACATAGTATTGGGATATGTTAAGTTCAGAGTACAGAACCAGCAGATAATCGCGTCTACTTTCACAGACGTAAACGTCAACAATGGCGGATTCATAAACTATGTATACGGTACTGCATCAGGCGCAGACTACTATGTTCAAGACTTAGGATCAGGATCTATAAAGGTGTCCTTCACAGACACGGATTCTTCTCCAAGCGTTAAGAGCTACGAGCAATATAGAAGATTCAAAATGTTCAACAGGCTAGTTGACCTTATTGACAGCCCTAACAGATCTAAGATGGCGATGATAATCAACGCCACAACTCAAGAAAAGAGAAGCATGTCTGGAATGTCTATAACGAACATAGTAACTTCATCGACTCAAGACAAGTCTTTCGTTATAAACACAGGACTTACTTCGGTGGAAATAGCAGACGTGATAAAAGGATACTTGTTGTTCTATACGATAGACAACGAGTTCATACTCGGAAGCAAAGGAGTGAAGACTCAAAATGAGGCTGCATACACAGAGACAGGATACGGTGTCGTAGGTAGATATTCTAAATTCTACAGCAGATACTTCGAAGGTGTTATAAACACAGGAGATTTCTTCTACGGAAACAAAATACCTTCTTCTATACTAGAAGAGGCCAACGCAGTGCCTTACGTGACAGGAAATGACGTTATAAAAGACATATACTTCTTCGATGGAGAAAGCTCGCTGGCGGTATTCGGACTCACTGCAGGACTTAACGTAGGACCCACATCTTCGGCGGCAGGATACGACTACATAGCATTCAACATGCCACAAAACACGGATCCAGGCTTCAGCGTATACGACATAATATCTATAGAAGGAGCCGTTTCCAACACAGGAACGTTCACGATAATATCAGACAACTTGGTTTCTACCATAGGAACTGCAAGCCTCTGGAACTACGTCTACAAAGTAAACGAAGAGACGGTATACGAAAGAGTTCAGAACGTAACTATAGTGAACGACTTCAACAAAAAGCACTATCTGAAGATGTACGTCGATACAGACAATCTTCTAAACGTGTACTTCATGGACGAGACATTCACTGGATTCGAGGAAGTAGACACAAACACAGCAGGCAAATTCAACGTAAACTCGGCGATAACAAACTACAAGCAGACTCTAGAGATAGAAGAAGCCACAGGATATGTAGAAGTTCCTAACAAAGTTCTAGTTAATGGAGCCAGATACACAGAAGTTAGAGTCGGAGACTTCCTTGAAGCAGAATATGACGAAAACGCTCTAAGAGTAGGAGAATACCCGAGAAAGCTAACAAGAATCGTTGGAAAGAGACAATACGCAGGAAACACAGACCTAGTAGAGATTGTCTGCGACGCCAGAATCAAGAAAGTAACTTACGGAACTGACAGGCAAACGACAAGATACAAGACCGTAGACAACTACGCGACTACATACAAAGCTATATCCCTCAAAGGATTCAGAGTTAGAGAAGCGTCTCTTCCTGACGGAACAGAAGCTAGGCAAAACACGATACTCAACCTCGTATCCAAAGGAACGCCGATATTCAAGGCGCTTACCAACAAAGAAGCAATCGACTTCAGATATCTGATCGACTCATTCGGACTTGGACTTACCGAGAGATCTAAGCAGCAGCTTGTAGACATCTGCGGAGACAGGCTCGACGCATTCGGATTCCTGAACATGCCTTCTATGAAGTCATTCAAGAACTCAAGCTCGCCTTCTTTCGTAAACGCAGAGGGAGTACTTCAGGCAGAGTTCATCGCCAAAGGAGGAGATCCTGAAAGCGGACCAGCGTTCCTTTACTCGTTCGGAGACGGAGCAGGTACTACTTGCGTAGGATACTTCTTGCCTTACCTGACAGTAAACGACAACGGAAGACCGCTTGACATGCCACCGGCAGCACACGCAGCGACTACGTATATGAGAAAGCATATATCTAACGTAGGATCTATTACTCCGTGGACTATCGCAGCGGGCGTAACAAACGGTAGGATCACGAACATAGCAGGACTCGAGATGGACTTCACTCCATCAGACATAGAATTCCTGAACCAAGCTCAGATGAACCCTATAGTGTTCAAAAGAAACAGAGGAAACGTTATAGAGACAGAGAACACAGCCCAGACTCTATACAAATCAGCGCTTTCTTACATCCACGTAAGAGAGGTATTGATCGAGCTCGAAAGAGAGCTTTCAAGAATGCTCCTCGACTTCCAATGGAGATACAACACTCCTGACATCAGGGCAGAAATCAAGCTTAGAGCAGACGTGATATGCGAAACTTACGTAAGCAAGAATGGATTGTATAACTACTTCAACAAAATGGACGAAGAAAACAACACTCCAGAGATCATCGACAACCAAATCGGAGTTCTCGACACTTACGTAGAGCCTATCAAAGGAATGGGAGTAATCGTGAACAACGTGACCATCCTCAGAACAGGAGCTATCGCCGCTGGAGGATTCGCATAAGAATACTGACAACCAAAATAAAAAGCCTCGAAATTCGAGGCTTTTTTGTTTTCATGAGCAAAAACTTTGACATGTCGGCGAAATATAAGGAAAGAAGATATATGTAATATATATCCAAAAAATAAGAAACAATATGTCAAATCAACACGAAATGAGCGAAGAGGATTACCTGA